CGCCCTCTTGTTCGAGACCTTTTAGTGTGATGATAAACACTACGCTACTTCACAACTTTCAATATATAGCGATTTCATTAGAGTCTTAAGTGCGGTTTTATCCACATCTAATGTCACTTCATCTAGATACTCATCGAGTAGTGTCAGGGTATCTTTGACATCCAAAGCTTCTGCTTCGGGGTCATCCATAACCCCAACATTCTCAACAATCTTGATATCCAGAGCACCAGCATCGTAGAGAGAGTTGAGCATATGCTCAAAGTCTACGTAGTTAGTTTTCTGTTCAACAATAACTTTAACGTACTTACCTTCGTAATCTTTCGGATCAATTACAGCAGAAGTATCAACCGAATCATTCCAATAGATCTTCGCAAAGATCTCATATGGATTTTTTACCATACGAAGTTTAAACGTTTCCGTATCAAAGATATGAAAACCACGAGTATCACCGTGATCATTCCAGTACATTTGATACGGGTTACCAATATAGGTAACATTGCCCTTTGAATTCTTATGATGGAAGTGCCCGCTCAGGACAACATCAAAGTTAGAAAATAGGTTAGCGTCCATTCCGTGATCATAACGGAATCCAGGGCGAGCAAGATACCCACTGAGCTCCAAGTGACCCATTGCAACTTTTGAGGCAGAATTACGAATCGTCTTAACGGACAGGTCATAGTTGTCTGCACAAATCCAAGGGACAAAAAGAATGCTAGTGCCACCAACATTAGCGTCAGTGGGTTCCTTGTACACAATCACATTATCATACTCTTTGAGTAGCAACTCAATCGTGTTGACTTTGTTGGTGTTCTTGTAGTACGCTGTGTGATTGCCGACTACGGTATGGACTGTGACGCCCATATCGCGGAGAACATCATAGTAGTTCTCCTTTGCCCATTCAAGAGAAACAAAGTCGATACTCTTGCGATTGTCAAAAGTATCACCGAGATCGAGAACGGTTGTGATTTTGTTCTTCTTCAAATAAGGGAAGAAGACATTATCATAAAATCGCTTGTAATACTCAAGATAGATTTGACTACCTTTATGACTACCAAAGTGCTGGTCAGTAATAACAGCAACTTTCATCGCGACATCCTAATCTCAATGTTTTCTTTAATGGAGTTGAGTCCCGAATCTGATTCGTTCATCCCCGCCATACTACCATCGAATCTGTCCGAATGCAATACCTCAGAATATCCACAACGTTCAATAAGCTTTGTACGAATCTCCAGTTGCTTCTTTTCTTTTTGAATTCTGCGAAGAAAAGCGTAGTAGATAATCTGGGTGAAGTAGGCGAAAGGATTCTTAGACTTCTCAGGATTGAAATTGACAATGTATTGAATACAATTCTCAATCCCATCACAAACCATATCATCACGAAACATATAGTTCACAAAGTTTGGTTTGTATGAGAGATGGGTTGCAATCTTGTAGAAGCAAGTTCCAAGATACTCATAGCACTTATTAAATTCGCGATAAGTCTCACGATCTTTGTGCTCTTTGAAATACTTAACTGAGACACGGTAGTCTTCGTGTCCCATTTTCTGACCTAAGGCAAAGTAATCCCGCAGCTGGATTACCGCAGCAAGAAACTCCTTATTATTTACGTAATACTCAGTTTTTTGCTTTTTTGCCATATGACTGTATTTCTATGTAGATATTATAGCACACTTTGGTCAGCTTGACACGACCCCCGAATCTCTGTATAATAACAGTGTCGCTGTTGAGAAACAGTAGAGCTTCTTTAAAGAGCTTAAGATCTGTAGAGTTTTTCAAAAAGAAATCTTGCCTGCTCTATGTTACCTACGTGTCCCATATCATTGGTGGGTTTTGTTCTGTTGGTAACGTTGTTGCGAAATATATGAGGAATATTTTCTTGATAGAAGTTACCGATTGATTCGTTTGCTTCTGTCATTGTCAACACTTTATCAGGTTGTATAAAAAATATTTCATCTTGATCCATTGCAGCTTTCATCCATAGGTCAAGTTTGAATCCTTTAATCATCGAGAAATCATCAAGTTCTGTTGCTTCAACAACAATCATTGGATTCTGTAGCATAAGAACTCCTTCTTCTTCCGATTCGCAAACGAAAGAAATAAGTTCTTCACCTGTAACTAGTTTTAGTATACCTATAAACGGTTCTTGTAATGGATCTGACATAGGCTAGAATTTGGAACGTACTTTTATGATCTCATAATCAAACTTTTCTTCTTGATAAATTTTGATCCTTTCTTCGAAGTGTTTGTATGTAAAATTCTTCCACTCGCCGCGAGTTATATCGTCAGCGATATCATACAATGTAGCTTCGTGTTTATCCTTCGACTTTCTCAACACACGTCCAATGGATTGTAAGTTGCGGATGCGCGACTTGGACGGTGAGGCAAATATAATATTGTGTAACTTTTTAATATTAATCCCAGTTGAGAATGTGCCATAAGAAGCAATAATCACCGCGTTACTTTCTATTTCAGTAATGCGTCTTACTTCTTCACGATCCTCAACATCTACTCCTCCGTGAACGAAAAAAACTTTTCGTTCTGAATTACTATTTATCATCTCGTAAAGAGGTTCTCCGTGACGCTCCACGTAATTAAACAAAACCAGAGTGTTGCCTTCTAGATCATTGACAAGATTCTTGATAAGATTATTTCTTTTGGGGTGTGTAATAAGATAATCAATCTCATCGTGGTAACTGTCAAACGTACCCCACTCGTGCTTAAGTAGTAGACATTTTACTCTAAGTGGAGTAAGATAACCACCTTCCATAAGATCCTTGGTTTTGACCAGTTGCTCACACGGACCAAACAACCCTTCTAGAATCCATTGATGAGTTTGTGTACCGTCAAGCGTACCAGTGAAACCAATTCTATACTTAACGTTATGACACTTGGTCATAATTTTAGTAAGAGATTTTGATTTAAACAAGTGAGCTTCGTCACCAATAACACAATCAAACTTCTCAAACCATTTGCGTGGTTCTTTGTAGATAGATTGCCAAGTGGTAATTACTACGTTAGAATCTTTATACTTGTCCTGACCAGCGTAAATCTTGTGGCAGTGCTTAGCAGCATTCCAACCATAGTCTTCAAAGTCTTTATACATTTGCTCTACCAAACTTGTGGTTGGAACAATCAACAAGACCTTGCGCTTCATAGCGACGTGGTATCTAGCAATGCCATAAACCATCAGCGATTTACCGCTGGCAGTGGGAGAAAGAAGAAGTTTGCGATTATATTTCAGAGCCTTATAAACACCTTCGATCTGATAGATCCTTGGTTCAAATTTAGTAATACCCTGCATAAAGGTACGTACGCCAGACAACGTAATTTCTTCGTTTGCTTCATCTGGCATACCAAAAAATTTGTTGTCTTCAAACTTAATGGTATAACGCATCGTCTTACACCATTGCAAGAGATGTTCTGTTAGTCCTCCATATAGTTCGCCATTGCCAGGAGAGTAGAGACGAATCTTTCCGTCCCATACTTTATTCCTGTACAGCGGCATAAACTTTGCTTCGGGAACCTCAAACGTAAAATACTCAGAGAGCTCTCTGTGAATATGAGGTTCCGTTTCCACAACGTTGAAGACTTCGTTTTTCTTCTGAAGTTTAATGTCCGCCACTTCTAAATTTCTCCCATTCAATAGCATTTTTAATCTGGTATTGACGGGCAGAGATTTGTTTGAGAACTGACTCTAAGAAAAACAGAATCATCTCGTAGTACTTTATCTTTGCGGAGATTTTGGCAAGATCCTCATCCGCATTAAGAAACATCTCTACTTCGTCTTTTGTCGTCAACTTCAAATCGAAAGGCACATCTTTATATGCTGATGCAGGTGCTTTCTTTTTGTAATACATCCATTTCTCTTTGTAGAGAAACTTGTATGCAAAATCTTGATCGATCATTCTGGACTTGTAGTCGCAGAAAAGATCTAGATATTTTGAATGTAGATACGGTGTCTCGTTACAAGCTTTTAAAAAATCGGGATAACCATCATTACCATCTAGAATTGCGGAATCTGATTTCCACATTTCTTTCAATTGATCAAGGTTCATACTTACGCGATGAGGTATTCAAGAATTCATAGAACGAGTACTTAAACGTTGCCGTTCCTATTAAGTATTCTACATCGTTTGCCCCCGCGTTGAAAGCTAATGTATTAAGACTTACGGGGAACAAATTGTCGAAGTTGACGACAAAGTTTGTGTTAAAATTATTTGTTAGTACGAATAACTGCGCGTTAGAGAACTTAGGTTCATCCGCAGTGTCTGGTTCGTATGCTAAAGTTGTATCGTTGATCCAGTTCCAGATTGACAAATAGTTTTTGAGATCTTCGTCAATCAGGAACTGAATAGTTAGATCATCAAATGTTGTACCTCCCGCAGCAGGAATAGGCAAACGCCTACGTGAAGTAGATACCTCATTGATCTGCGCAGTGATCCCAGGAATGTTTGCGGTTTGGCAAAAGAAATCAACCCCAGGGAAGATTTCAATCTTCATCTTAAACCCAACGGGTGAGAGGTAATTTCTATTGTCAGGTTGCTGGGATACCCATTCGGCGGGCATAACAATCCTCGGTCGCTACTGAGGTATTTATTTACTTACGAAGAACCCAGTTTTCCGCGAAATCATTAGCATCCCATTCGCGGTCAAAAGATTTCTTCTCTATAGTTTTATCGAGATTTTCGCTACACAAAACTAAAAATTCGCTGCGATCGTAGCAAACTACAGCTGATCTATCCCCTTCGGGACTGAAGAAATTAGAAAGGGTAATCATAACAAAGGAAACTCTCTATAATATGTAGCATAAAAAAGGGGACCCGAAGGTCCCCTGAAACAATATGTGAAAGAAATCACATAAGGTTGCGCACAAGCACGCGACGGTAGTACTGGTTGCGACCAGTGCCAGTTGCGCTGTTGAGGTCTTCGCCCACAGCGGAACCATCTGCCTTGAACACGAAGGGGTTGGCGACCATACCGTAGCGGGTCTTGAAGCCAATCTTCGGTTGGAAGGAACCCTGATCCACAGCACGGACCATCTGCAGGGGCACATAGGGGCAGTAGAAGAGACCTGCGTCGTATGCGCTAGAACCCTTGTAACCAGCCACATAGAAGTGGTCGTTAGCCAGGTTTGCAGAATACGGATCCACATACACTTTGATACCACCGTTGAGGGTACCCACAAAGGTGTTACCAGTGTCGTCGGGGAGACCGTTGGTAGACAGAGCGGGGGTGTAATCCAGCACGCCTGCCATATTCAGAGCGGAAGCAACATCAGCGGAGCAGAGGATGAAGTTGCCCTTCCCTCTACGAGGCTGCTGAGCAATAGCGTTGGCATCACGCTCGATCTGATAGATCAGACCCTTGAACTTCTCCACAGACCAGCGACCGTTGGAGTCGGTGTCCAGGTTGAAGATACCAGCGTTAGCAACGTTGTT